GCAACAGCCCCAAGACCTGCAACAGCAGCAGTCTGCCAAGAGAAAAAGCCGGTAGCCTGGCTAAGGAAGTCGTTCATTCCTTTGCCCATGGATCCCATGTGCTGAGTGACATCCTTAATGGCGTTTACCGCCTTTTGGGCATCACCACCAATAACTACTTTTGCATCTTCTTTAGCCATTCTTTAACTGTTCCGCTTTTAATTCATTGATCACTCCCTCTACAATCGCAAAGGAGTACCAGTCTTCAATCCTTATTTCATCCCTTTGGAAAGGGTAACCCTGTTGTTTGAGCTGATAAAGGTTCCAGAGGTAAATCGTCTCGTATGAGATCGGTTTCTCTTTCGCCTTTCTTTCCCTCTCCTGTTTTGCAACTATAGCCCTTAATTTCGGGTCTGATATATGTTCAAGTGCCGAGCCCCCGTCACCTTTCAGGAGGCGGCGGAGCTCGATTCTAAAGGGTCGCTTTGTGCCCCCGTGAATGATGGATTCAGGAACTCAATTCCCTTTTGATAGAGGAGAATCGAGAAATACTCCGACATTACGGAAAGGGCGTCTAATTCGTTCCCTGCTTCGTCTTTGAACTTTGTTTCAGTATCAAAGACAATTTTTTCAACGAAAGATTTAAAGGTGTTCGTCACCAGTTCAGCCTGTTTCGATGCCTTTTCCTTTTCACTTCCTTCCACATTCCTGAACTCTGCCCAGAATGAAACGAAGTCAGAGGCAGATGGATTTTTACAGATGAATTTCCCGTATGTCCTGATAATCTTATTATCATCAATCTGCTCAATGTAAAAAGGGACTTCTTTTGTTTTCTTCAGGATAATGTCCATAGTGTTCCTCTTTTCTGATTATGTGAATGTGAGCACTAATGGTGCATAGGTCGAATCGTTGATCGCTGCTCTGGATTCCAAAGTGATCTGCCATGTAAGAATATTATTTCTATCTCCGTATGGAGCTGAGGTAATGTAACAGTTCTCCATCGCTACAGTCACATCTCTAGCACCTCCCTCAAGCGTCATTGAAAGGGTTCCGACATTGGAGGTTGTGATAGATGACCAGATTTCCAATGAGCCGGGGTCGCTTGCTTCAGGATCGATGGAGGCTGTGCACTTCTGATCTGATATGTAGTAGGAGAGAACACCGTCTGCATCGTTCCAACTCTCTTTCTTCTGGATGGAATTGCCGAGGTCGATATCCACAGAGGTACCTACCAATGCAATAGAATCGTAGAGAAACTGTGCCGATTTCAGGATAAGAGGTGTAGCCGTTGGGAATGTTGCATCTGTCGGTGCTCCTACTCCTGTCGGTGTGGAATAAAGCCCGGTAAATTCAAAGCTTAACTTTGTAATCTCATTTACCTTATTGGTAATTTTCATGTTTCCGATACAGCCTGTAATCATATGCAGGTTTTGGTCGATATGCACATAAAGGGTTACTGACTTTTCGGAACCAAATAATGACATTGATTGAGTATAAACTACGGGTGTTGAGGTACCTCCCGATTTTACCATTCCGCAGGCTTGTAAAAGCGGGTCTACTGTCGGGGCTGCATTTGCGGATGCTGCCGGGAATAATTCAGTATCGAAACTTACTTTTACTCCCTCACCTATCATTATGGCAGGATACATTCCGCCCGATTGATGAATGCCCAACCTTTCAACTGTTTTGAAAACAGCATCGATTTTCACATTTGTTGCGATAAAGGCATTAGCCGACTTGGTCGGAACTGAATCTGTCCCGTAGGAAGATTCAAGCTTTGCCATCACTAAGGTGTTATTTGCTCTTAACATATTAATTGCTCCATTTTGAAACTCTAAATTGTATTTCCAAAGAGATTGTGCTTTGGACTATCACGGTGTCACCGAACTGAATCTCGGTGGTGTCACCTACATAATTGGTTATAAACGCTTTACCTCCCCAGGTGTCATCCGTTCCTATAGCTCTCCTTATATCCGCCACCATCTTTGCGGGTGCAAGGGTATAGTTTGTTTCCTGTCCCGTTCCTGATACCCTGATCCTGCATATTACATCAACATCGAGGGTAAGGTCTTCGGGGTTTGATGCTCCGTAATTTGCCTGTACAAAAGTTTGCCCTTTGTCGATAATCGAAATGAAGAGGTTCGTACTCTTTGGCGTAGGGATAACATCGAACAGCCCACACTTTGAAACGGTGTAATTATACCCGCTTCCTGTTGTGATTGCCGTAAACCGTTGCTTCATTGCGTTTAATATGTCGGCTCTGGTCATAATACCGCCTTCAGGGAAACGCTGCTGACTTTAATCGCTGTGGTGTTATTGATCGCCGTTAGACCAATGAAGCCGAGATAATAGAATCGTGCCGTAAAGTATAAATCGTGTGTGCCGGCAGTCTCAATGAAAAAGGTAAAACTGTAATTATTCACATCGGTTATTCTTATCGTTCCTGTCTCTATTTCTTCAACTACTATTCTAAGTCTGTAAGTGTTACCCTCGGTTACGGTTACATAATCAGCATAAGTTATCACAGCTCCGTCCGTTGGCAAGGTGGCAAGATTAGCCGCCTTTGTGGCTCCTCCGCCTGTATTCCAGACAGCAGAGGAAAAGTTTATATTCGCAAGTAACTCACTTCCAACAGATACCTCAGGAGTAACCATATCAGCCTGCGATAAATACAGTATCACGGTTCCGATAGGTGTCTCAGAGCGATACGCAACTTTGTAGGAAATGGAATTAATTGTAACCGTATCACCATCACTTATTAGAACGGCAGTTGATGCCTGCACCTCGGCTGTGATTCGGTAGTTCTCCCCGTTCAGGTCATCCGATGCATCTTCTTTTTCATAGATGCACTTATATACTGAGCCCCCGTAAGTCATATTGACTGCCAGAGGGCTCGTAAAAAGTTGCGAAACAGGGAAAACGGATGAGTATGGCATCTATTTTTTTGCCTTTTTCGGTTCGGGGTTGGTCTCTTTGTTCAAAACTGTTTCTGCAGGAACAATGCGATACAGCTTTCTATAAAGACCTTCTTCTTCCACAACCTTAGGGAGGGCAGCCTGAAACTGCTGCCCTTCCTTGTAATGTGTTCCGGCAATGGCTGTCCCTTTTAAGACTTCATAGGTCTTTACTTCAGGTAATGCCATTTTAGTTCACTCCGGTAGCTACGGAGAAGGCTCCGGGATATCTTACGGCAACATCTACCATCTGGGATGCGATAAACCTTGCAAGACCGTACTCAGCCTTTGAGTAAGGATCAACAACAAGATCAACACCGCCCCAAAGTCCGAGAAGTGCCTGTGAGAAGTCACCAAAAAACATATAACCGGATGCTACCTGATTGGTGACAAGTACATCGAAGCCCTCAAGTTTCCCGTCCTGTCCCATAAGGAAATCAGGGTAACCTGTCACCTTCTCTCTGCCTCTGAGGATGGCTTTGATTGCAGGATTGGTGATGAACTTCATTGTTGATACATCGGCATTGGCTGTCTCAACATCGGAGATGAACTCAAGTACCGCAGGGTAATCCAGTCCGGTACCTGTTACAGAACCGATGTTTGAGGTTGCAGCGATACCAGTAGGCTGTGCCGATCCTGTTCCGTGAAGGATTGCCAAGTCCCAACCTAAAGCAAGGGTTTGCAGAAGATCGTTCTGGAATATGGCTTCAGCGGACGGGTCTGACTGATTCAAAAGCATCTTACTGATTTCAATGTAGGCACCGCATTTCTTTGGTGACATTGTAACCGATGCTGTGGTCGGTGTGCTCTCTGTTATTGCAGCCACCTCGGTAGCCCAATATAAAGTTGCACCGGCTGTCAGTTTCGGAATGTCGATGTTTCCTTTGAGTCCGGAAAGAACTCTGACACCTGCCTGAAGAGTTACCATTTTGTTACGAAGAACATCGATAAACTCACCACCGAGATGGTCGGTTCCTTTCAGTTCCGCACCTGTTCCGGCACCGCCTGAGGTAAGGTCTCTACCGAGAATGCTGTAAGGAACATAAATGCCCTGTGCTTCCTCTCCGTACTTTTTGGCAAGCTCGTCAGATACTTCCCTTTCGAGTGAATTACCGTATTTCTGCGGATTCAGTTGTGAGAGGTAAGCATTGCGGAGGCTGTAGATTCTTTTTTCCTTTGGTGTCATATCCACCTCGACAACTCCGAGGGGTTGGGTCTTTGGCTGATTAACACGAAGGAAGTTAATTACTGATTCAACGGGTGAACCGTCTTCGACAAATTTGGTAAGGTCTGTGTTGTAAACTCTTGCGAGATCACTTATTGCCAGTTGCCTTTCACGCTCGTTTTTTTGGATGTCTTGGATATTTGTTTCCACGACTGTGATCCTTTCTGTTTGATTATTAATTTCTGTTTTTTCTTCCATCACCATTCTGCCAATTCCGACTGTGTCATCTGCAGGCACGGTAACGAGGCTAACTTCGTAGGGTTCCCAGTCGATTATCCTGTACACAGGGGTTTTATCTTCTGTCTCACCTTCCACGATGTATTTTAAGGGGATATAACCGATTGATACCTTTGTCAGGATTCCATCCTGCACATTCGTAAGGGCTTCCATACCCTCTTCGGTCTTTGAAAACTTTACCTTTACTCTAAGCTTTTTGCTTTCTGCGTCAATGGTTACATCCTCAACCACTCCGATAAGCTCATCCCATTTGTGGTTAAAAAGGACGGCAGCCTTATTCGAAAGCCGGTTCAACCTTATTGCAGAAGGGTCATGGCTGAGTATTTCCACATAACCACCACGATTATACGGCTCCTCTGAAGAACAGCTAAACTCTATTATTCTGTCTTCTTCATTCAATGTTTCCGGCTGTATCGTCAG